GTTTCTACCTTTGAATGTCTTTTGTTTTTCTTGCCTTTTAAGGGAGGTCGTTTCTTAATGGTGTGAAAGAACTTCCTGCCTATATAATCGTGCCCGTTAGTTGTGTTTGTTATTCGATATACAAAGCCATAATATTCGCCGATGTCGTCTGATGTAAACTCTTTTCCTTTATAGATCCAGGGATAATCATATGACATTAATTACTTAATCTTTCTTTTGTAAATATTATAGTAATGTTTATCATAAGTCAACACTATTAAAATATTTTTCATGCCATGTCAACATCATTGTTATAACTTGTAAAGCCGTTTTCCTTAACAACATTTAGTATATTGTTAACACGCCCTGCAAGTTCGTCTTTATGACTTACTAACCAAACTGCCTTGTTGCCTTCTCGTGCCATCTTTTTAAGAATTGCTAGACTACTCTCAACACCTAAACTGTCCATGCCGTGATCAATCATCTCATCAATAAACAACACGTTGATAGGCTGATATAAACTTTCCCATACATCACGAAACGCCCAACTTAAACTTAATATAAGTCTGTTACGCTCTCCACGTGACAAATTGTCAAAGTCTAGTTCTCTGCCTAACTCCTGTATGTCTACAGTCAAGTCACTTAAGAAGTTAACTTGGTGCGGTAATCCAATTTTGTCTAAGTAGTAACTCAGTCTAGCATTTAGGTATGCCAAGTTCTGATCAATTATTGTTTTTCTAATAAAACTGTCTTTGTTAGTTAACAGTTTTAACAAGAAGTCCTGGTGCTCTTGCAGACGTTGTAGCCTGTTAACTTCATCGTAGTTAATATCTTGCACCGCAGTATTTTGCATGTCTTCTATTTGTTCTGTATAGGGATTCTCTTCTGATTGCTTTTGTTGCATCTGCGTCAATAAAGTTTCTACTTGCTGTTTATGATTGTAAGCATCGTCTATACTGTCGTAAAATGTAGGCGGACAAGGTTCGAGTTCGCCAATAAGTCCACGTGCTTCTTCTAGTGTACGCAAATCTTGTTCAGCATTAGCAATATCTTCTGCTAGTTCTTCTAGGTCTTCTTGTTTGCTGACAATAAGTTGTTCTTGTTTAGCATCGTGAAACTCTTGACCACAAGTAAAACACTTATGATCTCGTAGTTGTTCTAGTTCTTTTGTATACTTCTCAATCTTTTTAGCACTAGAGTCCATGGTGTTTTTGTTAGCAGTAATAGCACTGTCTAAATCTTTGATGTTACGTTCTTGTTCTTTGTAGTTAACAAGACACTTATGTGCTTCTAGTTCTGCTTCAATGTCTACCCGTTCTAATTCTGTAATAGCAGTTTGAAAACTAACAATGTCTTCCTTTTTCTTAGTTTCCCACATTACACTACGTCTTTCGAGGTTACTGATTTGTGTAGTAACGTGTTCGTTAGCTTCTTTAACTGCTTTTATCCTAAAGTCTTCGTGTTTAACAGCGTCTTTAGTTTCTTTTATTTGTTCTTTAAGAGCATCTGCTTTCTCACTTAGCATGGTAATACCCAACAACTGCTCGATCATTTGACGTTGGTCATTGGCTCGCATGCTAAGGAAAGGCTCAGTATAAGTGTTTAAGGCAACGACATGCTTGAACATGTCAGGACTCATACCAAGCAGTCGTTCTATTTCTTTTTGTGTTTCTCTGCTATCGCCTTGTGCATTGTCATTTTCCTGCTCAGAGTCGTTAACGTAAAACTTTAATACATTTGGTTTGCGTCCACGTTCAATACGATAACGGTTACCGTCTTTTTCAAAGTCGATAGTAACCATCATTGCTTTGCCGTTTGTTTTATTGATTAGATTTTCTTTTCTAATCTTAGTGAGTGCCTCACCATACAATGCATAACTTAAGGCATTAATGATAGTAGTCTTGCCTGTGCCATTGCGAGCACCACTATCATCACCACCTAAGTCTAAGTTTTTACCTAGTACAAGTGTTAAGTCTGTTCTGTCAAACTGAATACCTTGAGTGCTGTTGCCAACACTCATAAAATTTTTAACTGTGATATCAGTGATTTTAAACATGAGTTAGTATTATATTATAAATTTTGATAAATGTCTAACAACAACTTCTTGTCAAACTGATTACTGTCAATTGCAGTAATTTGATTGGTTACAATCTGATCTACACTCTTAAACTCTACTTGTATAGCAGTAGCGTCTTGTTCACTGTGTTCATTTTTGCGTGGCATGAGAGTAATCTCACGCAGTTTGTGTGTGCCTATAAATGTGTCTTTGATAAAGTTTGCTTCTTCGTAACTGATTTCAATATCTAAGTTTACTCTAACATGCATGTTAGGCTTTAAGATATCATCAGCGTGGTCAATAATCTGACTTAAGTCATACACACGATAACTGGGCTGGTCGGGCCAACTAACAAACTCTGGGTTGCCTCCCCATTCTAGTATCATAAGTCCACGGTCATCGTCTCCTGCATCAGCATAGTTATGGGGAAACGCATTGCCTGTGTATGTAATGTTGCCTTGTGTTTGTCGTTTGTGAAAATGTCCACTAAACACATGCTCTATGCCACCAAAGTGCTCGTTCTTAATGTCACCGTGATCGGGCATCTTTACCATAGCATTCATAAAGAAGTTGGGCAACTCAAAGTGTCCAAACATATACTTGCCGGACATTTTAGGTATCTTCTTATGCTCATCGCCAACCAGCCAAGGCACAATTATAATGTCATCTTCATTATAAAAGTTATTAACTATTTCAATGTTGGGAATGTGTTTAGCCCACTCTGCTGACTGCACATCACGCTTGTCTCTGTAGTACAAGTCGTGATTGCCAGGGATAAACAAGACTCTATCAAAAGCCTTGCCCAGTTTCTCTAAGGCTTTAAGACTGTAGTTAAGTGTAACAATGTTGATACTAGCACGGTTGTTGTGCCAGTCTCCCATCATTATACAAGTATCACAGTTCTTTTCTTTTGCTGTTTCGATAACCCAATCAACAAAAGCCAAACAATCATCATTATGTAAATGACTGTTCGACTTCAGTCCAAAGTGGATATCCGTAAATACTGCGGCTCTTTTAAATGCAGGCATTTTAATAGTTTACAGTAACTAGTGTAAAAGTCAACTAGTAAATTTACCAGGGCGATTGCGTTCTGCTTCTCGATCAAATGCTTCTGAGTTTTGTCTGCTAAAACTAGGAGTGAAGTCATTCATTTCCAAAATGTCATCACGTATGTTTTGAACTTTCTTCTCAATGTGCAACACTCTGGTAAAACTATTAGTAATAGCGGCAGTGTAATAAGCAAATGGATTTTGTGATTTAGACTCATCAAACTGCAAACCAATTTGTGCCAACTGTAACAATGCTTGGCTACGCATCTCATCATTGTATGTATATCCACGCCAGTTTGAACGAGTAGCATACCGCTCACACAACTTCATAAACATGTGTGCTAGTTTGTTAGTCATTTGACCGTGATCTTTTGAGAACTCACCGTCCTCTAGAGTTCCTTTCCAATGACTTTTACCAACAATATATGGTTCTAAGTCTTCTGTGACTCTGTAATGTAAGAACGGAGGAAAGTTGCACTTTACATAAAGCGCAGATTCCTTTTTAACTTTCTTTGGAATCTCATTGCCATCTTTATCGTAAGAAGTTTTTGTTACAACTGGTTCGTCTTCAGTCTCACCTTTAACAAGAACCTTTTTAGGTTCTTTAGGTGGAATGTGTTCGAATGTCATAACTCTAAACACTAAGTCCGTAACAGGAATACTACTAGGTTTAATTTTAAACTCGTCTAGTTTGTATTTTGTTTTAGGCTCTGCTTCCAGTGCCGCATCCAATGCTAGTTTAGCAAGACGTTCTGCACGTAACTTAAGTGCTTCTTTAACATTTGTTTTGTTAATTTTGCTTACATTGAGCAAAATCATGTCAAAGTCTGCATCTTCTGAGCTTGTGTATTTGCAATACGTTGTTTTAGATTTGTGTATTTCTTTGAGGATATCTTTGTTATTAAGATAGTTCTTTTTTCTCATACTGATATTTATCCTTCTTTATAATAGCATATTATAACACAAATAAATACATAAAGTAAAGGAAAAGACATGGCTTTTGGTGGACCTAAAAAAGGAGATCCTTTTTTAAATATAGGAAATACCAGTATTGTAAAAAACATTACTGGCGCCTTGGGTAAGTTAGGATCTGTTATAAGTGATCCTAGTAGTGCAAGACTAAGCATTAATAAGTTGTTGTTCGGAGGCTTTCCAGATATTGGCGGCAATACGCCAAATATTAACTTTGGTATTGAACAGCTAGGTACCGCAGGATCTATTGGCACAGAAGATGATTGGAGAGTTCGAATTACTGCTCCAAGTGGTAGCCCTTTTAATTTTAATACTGGACCACTTGCGGCACTAGCTCAAGACGGCGGAGTAGTGTTTCCGTATACTCCAACGGTTAACGTTATACATAACGCAAGCTATAGTAATTTAACACCAACACATAGTAACTACCCCAGTTATTTTTACAACAACAGTGAAGTTGCTGGAATACAAATTTCCGCTGATTTTACCGCACAAACCACAACAGATGCCGCATACGTACTAGGTATGATATGGTTCTTTAGATCAGCAACTAAAATGTTTTACGGTGGTCAAAACTCAGGTAATCCTCCACCAATTTTATACTTAGATGGTTACGGAGACTACTACTTGCCACACGTTCCAGTAGTAGTAACAAACTTTGGACACACTATGCCTAGTAATACAGATTATATCGAAACACAGATCAGTTCTAGTCAAGTAACCTCAGTAGCGTCTTTTGGTGGAGACCAATTAACACCGTCTAACACAGTGTTTACTGGTCTAGCCAGCGCACAAAATCAAAACGATGCCGCCCCAACAAATTCTGCAACAGACGAAAGGTTAGTAGAGACTAAAGGATCCAAACAAAGAGTACCAACTAAGTCCTCTATAAACATTGGACTACAACCAGTATACAGCAGAGATGCTATTTCCAACAAATTTAATTGGGAAGATTTTAGTAAAGGCAATTTACTGAAAGGTAAAGGAGGATTCTTATAATGGCAGTTACCTACAAGAAAACTAGTCCATATTTTGATACTAAGGTTGTTAGTAACAAGTATTTAGATATTTTAAAATTTAGAAGAATACCTGCTAGTTCTAGCGATGTTCCGTACACAATAACTAACACTTACCACCAAAGACCGGATTTATTAGCATATGACTTGTACAAGGACAGCAACTTATGGTGGGTGTTTACTGTTAGGAATCCCAATGTTATTAAAGATCCTATGTTTGACTTTAAAATAGGCGTTACGATCTATATTCCTAATAAAGAAACGTTAGACAAAGCACTAGGGTTATAAGTTATGGCTGATGGATTAAGTGCCGCTCAACAAAAGAGACTCAACCCAGATGTTGAACTTAGGGCAGACGGTTCGAAGGTAGCACTTAGTAACGGTCAAGATGTAGTTATACCTCCTGAATTTGTACAACAGATACAAACAGGCTTGGGCACATCAGCAACAATTACAGGAATAACAAATCAGTTTCATAGCAACTTAAACAGGATAGAGGAGCCCTCAGAGAATACATCTCGTTCTGCAATAGATCCAGGAGAACAATCTGCTACAAAGAACACTAGTACTTCAGTAGATCCTGAGAACATAGTCAGACCTAATCCTTTAAACAAATTTGTAAACTATACCTATAATATTAAATTTGGTATAATGACACCCGCAATGCTCAACGAGTTTCACGAAGGCAACTATAGTGCTATTAACCAAAACTTGTTGATGGCTTCAGGCGGTACAAGCATATCGGAAAGAGCTCAATATTTTAATGCTGACTTTTATATAGAAGATTTAGACATAGAAACGTTTATAGGATTAAATCAACTCACTGGTGGTGCTAATGCAACTACACTCGATTTCACAATTATAGAACCTGCAGGAATAAGTTTCTTTAACAGACTACTAGCTCTGTGTAACGAACTTAAAATCCCAAACTACATGGATGTTCCTTACTTCTTAAACATACAGTTCTACGGTTATGATGACGTTGAAGATCAAAACGAACAGATAGCCTACGACAGACCTTTTATTATCCCTATTAAACTCACTGAAATAAGACACAATGTTTCTCAAAAAGGCGGTGAGTATAATGTAAGTGCTGTAAGTTTTGACGATTCAGCACTTCTGTCCAACGAGATAACTTTACAAGAATCATTTGAAAGCAGAGC